ATAATTCTATTGTGAATTTTGGCAATCCACCTTATGCCAATTCTTCAGATGCGGCAGATGCAAATGGATATGGTGCTTTTGAATATGCACCACCGAGTGGTTATCTTGCATTATGCACAAAAAATTTAGGAAGTGATGGAGGTTAAATGGCAGCTTATACAACAATAGACGATTCAGAAGCATATTTTCAAACAAAATTATATACAGGAAATGGAACAGCAATAGGTAGTGGTGGATTAGCTGTAACCTTAGATGGTGATACGGATATGCAACCTGATTTAATCTGGGTTAAAGAAAGAGAAAACAGTGTTAATCACCAATTATATGATTCTGTGAGAGGTGTTACAAATAGAATGTATCCTGATGGACCATACGATGAAGATGATAGTGATGGTGAAGGAATAACAGCTTTTAACTCAGATGGATTTACTATAGGACAGGATAGTAATACAAATGAAAGTGGTGAACCTTATGTAGCTTGGTGCTGGAAAGAATCTGCAACTGCTGGATTTGATTTAGTTGGCTATACAGGAAATGGAACAGATGACACAGATATTTCACACAATCTTTCAGCAGTTCCTCATGTTATACTTGTAAAGCGTAGAGATGGAGGAGATGGTGGTGCTTGGAATATGTATCATCATAAAAATACTTCTGCACCAGAAACAGATTATTTAGTTTTAGATACAACTGCCGCAACAGCAGATGCCGCAGACAGATGGAGTGATGAAGCTCCTACTTCAAGTATTTTTACACTTGGAACAAGTAGTGATGTAAACGATTCTAGCGATGCTTTTATATCTTATCTATGGACCGCAAAACAAGGCTTCAGTAAATTCGGTTCCTACATCGGCAATGGAAATGCAGATGGTACATTTGTTTACACAGGATTTAGACCAGCTTTTGTTATGACAAAACAAACAGATGGTACTGATTGGTGGGTTATAAATGATACTAAAAGAAACACATATAATGCAACAGATTTAGGAATTTATCCTAATGCAACTAATGCAGAAACTTCTGATGAAGCATGGACAAAAGATATATTGTCTAATGGATTTAAACATAGAACCACTAATAGTGGAAGTAATGGTTCTGGAAACACATACATCTACATGGCTTTCGCAGAAGCACCATTCGTAAATTCAAACGGAGTACCTTGTAACGCGAGATAATTATGCTACAAAAAATTAGAATACAACCAGGATTTAATAAACAGGTCACAGCAACTGGCGGCGAGGGCCAATGGATTGGTGGTGACTATGTGCGTTTTAGATATGGCTCACCTGAAAAAATAGGAGGTTGGGCACAACTAGGAGACAATACACTCACGGGAAGAAACACAGCACTCCATCATTTCGTCAATGCGTCAGGAATTAAGTACGCAGCTATTGGTACAAACAGATTTTTATATGTATATTCTGGAGGTGTCTTTTATGACATTACTCCTCTTAAAAGTACAACAACATTAACTAGTGCCTTTACAACAACGAATGGTGATGCAACGGTTACTATAACTTTTGCATCAGATCATAATATTTCTAAGTATGATATTATTCGTTGTGATAATTTTAGTTCAGCAACGAACTCTAATTTTGACGATGATGATTTTGACGATACCAATTTCATGGTTACAACTGTTCCAACTTCAACAACAATCACAGTTGAAATGGGATCAGTCGAATCTGGATCAGGAGCTAGTACTTCTGGCGGAGTAAGAGTTAAACATTTTTATACAATTGGTCCTGCAGTTGAAGAATCAGCTGCTGGTTGGGGACTTGGTCAATGGGGTGGTACAGTTTCTGGAGAAATTACAGCAACATTAGATGGAGCTTTAACGTCTTCATCAACTAGTATAGTTTTATCAGACTCAGGTGGTATGCCGGCAACAGGGACAGTTTTAGTAGATAGTGAACGTATTGCATACACTTCAAACACCACAGGAACAGATACTTTATCAGGCTTAACTCGAGGATCGGACAATACTACTGCTGCATCACACTCTGATGGAGCAACCGTTTATGATGCATCAGATTATACAAAATGGGGTGCATCGCAGACTGGTGATATTGTAACAGCTCCTGGTCTATGGTCTTTGGACAATTTTGGAAATAAACTTATTGCAACTATCTTTGATGGTGCAACTTTTGAATGGGACTCCGATGCAACAGGAGCAACATCTACGAGAGCAACCATCGTTGCCAATGCACCAACAGCTACAGTACAGACTTTAGTATCAACTCCCGATAGACACTTAGTATTTATTGGAACAGAAACAACCATTGGTACAACTAGTACACAGGACGATATGTATATTAGATGGTCGGATCAGGAGAGCATCAATGCTTCAACTTCGTATGCTCCTTCAGCAACCAATACTGCTGGTACACAGAGACTGGCCGACGGAACACGGATCGTGGCAGCGATTAGAGGTAGAGATGCAATTTACATTTGGACCGACACGTCTTTATTTATTATGAGATTTGTTGGTGCTCCTTTCGTATTTTCATTTCAACAAGTTGGAACGAACTGTGGATTGATTGGAAAAAATGCAGCCGTTGAAGTAGATGGTTCTGCATACTGGATGTCAGAGAATGGTTTCTTCAGATACACTGGTAAACTAGATTCACTAGCATGTTTAGTTGAAGATTATGTTTATGATGATATTAATACAGTTCCTAAACAACATATTTATGCAGGACTGAACAATTTGTTTGGTGAAGTTACATGGTTCTATCCTGGAAGTGGAGCTGCATCTAACAATAGAGCAGTGACTTATAATTATATGGATTCAACACCAGAGCGACCAGTATGGACTACGAGTACGCTTGCAAGATCAGCATGGTCTGATTCACATATATTTGGAAAACCACATGCAACAGAATATGACTCTGATGCAACGAGCGATTCAACCGTTGGTAATACGGATGGTGTTACAACTTACTATGAACATGAAACAGGAGTTAATCAAATTAAAGCAGGGACATCTACTGCTATTGCTGCAAGTATTGAATCAGGTGATTTTGATATATCTATAAGTCAAGGTGGTGGAGCAGATTTAAGAGGAGATGGTGAGCACATGATGAAAATTAGAAGAGTGCTTCCAGACTTTTTACAACAAACAGGTGATGCAAGAGTGACATTAAATTTAAAAAATTATCCAACAGATTCACAAGCTAGTTCATCATTAGGTCCTTTTACATCAACCACTAGCACAACAAAAATAGATACAAGAGCACGTGCACGTGCTATATCATTAAAGGTTGATAATACAAGTACCGGACAACACTGGAAACTTGGAACTTTTAGACTAGATATACAACCGGACGGGAGAAGGTAATGGCTAGAATTGTACAATCATTAACACAACCTTTAGAAAAATACGATCAACAGATACAACAATCATTTGTTAGAGACGTTGATAGTGTTATACAAAAATTAAACACATCCTTTCAACAGGATTTAAAAGATGAGGCGGAAGCGGAAAGCTTCTTTATGGCATAATGGCTAATACATTTGTAAACAAAAAAGTAGATTTAACGAGTACAAGTGCAACGACACTGTATACAGTACCAACAGCAACAACTGCCGTTATTAAATCCATACTCGTGTCCGAAGATTCAGGGAACGCGGATACGATAACAGTGACTATAACTGATACGGATAGCGCTGTTTTCAGCCTATTTAGCGTTAAAGCAATCTCGGCCAGTGGAACATCAGAACTACTTTCAGCACCACTAGTCGTCGCAGAGAGCGAAATTATAAAAGTAACCGCAGCAACGGCAAATAGATTACATGTCGTATTGTCTGCGCTCGAAATTAAACCTAGGATCGTGACATCATAGGCTTGCTTTACTTGTGAAAAACAAGTAATATTATAAACCCAGGTGAAATTCCTGCCTTTAAAAAATTAACATAAAAATTATGGCTATAGATAGAACAGGAATATCATCATTAGACGCGGGAGCATCGGACATTACCTATACAGGTAATGAAGGTCCTAAATCTCCACAAGAAGAACAACAGATGCAAATGGCATCTTTGATGCAAGAATATAAAGACTATGTAATGCAACAAGAAGAAGCAGGGAGACCTGCAATGCCTTTTGAAGAATGGGTAAGAAGTATACAGTCACCTATGGCCGAAGGCGGAATCGCGAGATTGGGATATCGTGGAGGACAATTAGTTAAAAATAATTCAGATGGTTCAAGACCTGGTTATCAAGGTAGATGGAGTGATCCAGGTATGTCACCAGGAACAAGTCGTAGTCAAGGTCCAGCAGGTGGAGCAACTGTAGGTGGAAGTGGTACCAGAGGTGCTGCTGAACGTCACCAAGCTGCTGTAAACCGAGCTGCTGCAGATGCTCAAAGAACAGCGGCTCTACAAGCATCACGTGGTGCTGTAGGAAGACCAACATATCAAAACGTACACCAAACTAGAGCAGTCACACAAACGCCAGGAAGACCAACACCACCACAGTGGTACCAGAGGGGCTTACTTGGGAGTGGCTTACTTGGGTTAGGCTTACCTAAAGAAAAAAATTGGAATTACTTTAAAAAAAATTTTCCAGTTCCAAAGATTTACTCAAAAAATAGATACGACACAAATTTTTATGACGATGACAATATTGAAAGATTTTCTTTAGCAGATTTGGGGATAACAACACCTGATATTATGGATACTGATGACACGCGATTGGCTGTGGTAACAGATAAACAAAAAGACATAATAAAACAAAAAATGCCTACGTTAAAGAGTGGTCTTATAGATGTTAATATGGTATATGAAAATGCAAAAATTTTTGATGATACGGGTTCAACAGGAGTTTTTGGCATTGGAAAAAAAGACCCTTCTCCAATGACAAAAGAAGAATTTAATCAAGAATTAATAAATCAAGGATATACAGGACCTCTTAAACAAGCCGAAGGCGGAATCGCGAGATTGGGATATGCATGGGGAGGACCAGGCGGAAAATCTCCGGGAACTTCTCGAGGACCTGGACCAGGAGGACAAGGTGCTGTAGGACAAGCTACTCAAAATCCTGGAAGAGATCCTAGTCCACGAAGAGATCCTGATCCAGTTACAACGGGTGGAGAATCTCCGTTTGACTATACAAAACCACCAGTACCACCAGTTACAACGGGTGGAGAATCTCCATTTGCGTATACAAAACCACCAGTATATCCAACATCAGATGACCCCGATGAAACTTGGGCAGATGTAGTTGATATACCTGAGAAAAAAGAAACTTCCTGGATTAGAAAAAAAATTAACCAACATAATGCATGGAGAAGAAAAAAATGGATGGAAAGATATATGGAAGAAAATCCTATTGGTATTCTTCCACCAGGTATGGACCAAAGTATGCGTTTTTCTCCAGATTTTGATTGGGAAAATTGGACTGAAGAAGATTGGAACGATCCCGAAAATTTAAAATTCTTAGAAGAAATAGGATATGAAACTCATCCATCAACCAGTGGCGGCGGTGATGGACCTCAGGAAGAATGGCGAAGATTAGGTTATCCTAGTTACGCAGCCTATTCAGCAGCGATGCAAGGTGTCGGTGGTGGCGGTGGCGGCGGCGGTGGTACAACACCAGAGCCAGAGCCAGAGCCAGAGCCAGAGCCAGAGCCAACAGCTGGTCCATTTTCATATCATATACCAGGTGCATCAAATTTTTATTCTAATCTAGCTTCTGCTTTACCTACGGGACAAACAACAGGAGTAACGTTTGATCCAGCATCAGAAATGTTAAGATATTATAGTGCAGATGGCGGAAGAGTACCGGCAGCTTATGGTGGTATCATGGGTGATGATGGAAGAAGAGCTTATGGTTTAGGAAGCATATTTAAGAAAGCAGCAAGAGCTGTTAAGAAAGTTGCGAAGAGTCCATTAGGTAAGGCTGCGTTGATGGGAGTAGGTCTTTTTGGTCTTCCAGGTGGCTTTGGTGGTTTTAAAGGACTGTTAGGTGCAGGTAAAGGAGCTGCTTTAAAAGCAAAATTATTTGGTACAGCTGCTAAAAAAGGACTATGGACAGGAGTAGGTTCAGCTTCTGGACCTGGATTAGGAGGAGCATTTACAGGATCTCCAGCTGCATCAGGTCTTTTAAGTAGATGGGGATTAACTAAAGGCGCTGGATCAATGATGCCAACATGGCTGGGTGGTATACTAGGTTCTTCGTTAGCTGGTGGTGTTTACACTGCTCTTAAAGGAGATAAAGATGATATGCCTGAGTGGTTAAAAAGATGGTATGCAAGGAAAGAAGCA